GAGTGCCTGGAATGCTATAACCAGTGCAATGTCACCAATTATATCCGCATTAGGCAAACTTTGGGGTGCTCTTCAAAAAGTGTTTGGTGGTTGGCTTAACCAGAAAGGAGCTGAAGCCAACGTAATATTAGGTGCGATAGCCTATGTTGCTGGTGTGGTTTGGGGAGCCTTTGCCAAGTTAGCAGAAATCATTGGAGGCTACCTTAAACCACATATTGATAATCTAATCATTATATTCACCATACTTTGGGATCTGTTGGGTGGTGCATTCACTGCAGTATGGCAAACACTCAGTGCTAGTATTGCTGGTGTGATTGATTTCATCTCCAATTTCATCATCATATTATCTGACCTTGTGGCGGGTAATATCACGGCCACGGAGTTCATGGGATTGGTGTGGGACGAATTCGCTAAGTTACTAACCACTCTGTTCCTTGCTATGGTGAATGGTGTTGGCAAATTCACCGCCGACCTCATAAGGAAAGCATTTGAGGCAGGTAAAGGAATACTGGATGGTTTCATACAGTGGCTTAGCCAGTTACCGGGTCGGGCTTGGACGCTATTCATGCAATTCCTTGGTTATCTCTCCCAATTACCAGGCATGGCCTATAATCGGGCTGCACGTGTGGGTAGTAGTATAGTGCAAGCCATACGAGGCTACCTAACCAGCCTGCCGGGTCAGATGTATAATTGGGGTAAACAGGCCATAGGACGGTTTACTAATGCAATTATTGACAGCATACCCGGACTCCGTGGAGCGTTGGATATGGTCAGCAGCCTGTTCCCCAAATCACCCCCAAAGGAAGGGCCACTCTCGGAGGTTACAGAGGATGGTATGCGATCCTGGATGAATAGTATACTTGACGCTGGCCGGGAAGTGATCAGTGAATTCAGCTTGGACGGGATGGGTTTAGATCTGCCTACAACTGCCATGAGCATCACAACCCCTGTTGGTGTGGGTGATGTGGATATGCCAGTTATGCCAGCTAAGGACATTTTCAACACAGAAGAAATCACCAGAGAAAGCAGTAAAGTTATAGAAGCCGCTAACACTACTAAAACAGGGGCAATAACAGCGTTTAATCAGATGGGCGACACCATCAGCAGCAGCCTAAAACGATTAGTTGGAACTGATAAGGAGAGTTGGAGGCAAATCAAAAGTAACACTGCCTCCCAGCTCAGTAGTATGCGAACCACCACCGCCAATGCAACCAAGAATATGACAAATGCTTGGAACACAATGGCAAGCCAGATTGTGGGTAGTGCTCAGAGGATACGGAGCGATAGCAGTGGCCAAATCGCTAGTTTGTCACTGAATATTAAAACATTCTATGGTAAATTAATTAATCCCACTAGTTGGTTTGCAGGGCCAAGGCCTAGTCGGAAAGGAAGTAGTGCTTCATTTAAGGCAGCTGGCCCTGGTTTAACCCCTGAAAGAATCTTGGATGGTTTCAGATTCCTTGAATCCCCTTGCACGGACTGTTATGCGGGGGGATGGAATTATAGTGCTCCGAACACTAAGAAAATCAACAATACCGTGAATGGTTACCCAGTAATCATGCCCGATATTAGGGGTTTGTTTGTCAGGGACTTCCTTAACACAGATAACCCATTATACGGCAACCTAAAACTCTTTGAGGCCGTGGCTGAAAGATTAATAGGCCCTACCTCTTATGATTTCTACTATAACGGACGATATAGTAACCTTGAAGCTCTTCAGCGTGGTGCTTTCAATTGCTGGGATGGAGCTGAAATATTAATGGCTCTAGGCAGTGCTATGGGATTACCCGTATCTATGGCTCGAGGCAAGTGGGGTAATATCGGCCACGTGGCCGCCATTGTAGGGGGGAAAATCTTCGATACCACCCAAAGACAAAAACGGGGAGTATGGCGTGGTAGTCATGGTGTTAGTTTCGGACCGGCACCACCGCACTTCAAACCCGATGGGGGAACGGGTGATATAAGGGTAGAGGAAGATTTCAACTTGAATTTGACTTTGGACTTCCGGAATGTGCCGGATAGTGTGGATGAGGCCTATTTAAGAACCATCTTAATGGATGTTATTAATGATAGTGAAGTAGTCAGGCAATTAATACGGAATCGGGCTTTCATGAGCACCCTTAAAGGAGAAATGGAGAAGGGTAGGCTTCGGAGTAGGCGTACCGGTGGATAGAAAATGGTGTGATATTTTATGAGTGATGAGTTCAAAACAAACCCAGGAAAAGTGATTATTAAGGGGAATGTGGTCACAGGCCGTCTGGCCAGTCTAGATAGTACTGATGGGTGGACAACCCACCAGGCCACTATTTCGACTGATGGCACCAAAACGATTAACGGTGTTAGTTTTAAGGCGTTAAAACTGGTTTATAAGGCGGTTGATGAATAATGGTAAGTGTAACTAAATTACCCAACACAGTCAGCCAAAGCGGTGGCGGGATCACTTGGACTGGACTGGACTATATTAAAAATGATGTGACTGGTTATGCTGTGGCAGACCCGCCTGGTAGTGTTAGTTGTTTGTCAACTAAGACTTTACAGGCCAGCAACTTCCAATTCAATCTACCCAGTAACAGTGTGGTAACCGGAGTGCGGATAGAAGTCCGCTATGCAAACAAAATGCGACCAGTCAGTATCTGCAGTAAAAAACATTTTGTCCGTGCCGTGCTCAACAACGGACAAACCTATAGTTCTGGCCGGGTTGCCTATGTACCAAATGGAACACGATCAACATTTAGTGTGGGTGGTGATGGAAACCTGCTTGGACTCTCCAGCAAACCAAGTGATTATAATGATGGTTTGACTATTCAATATGCTGCTGATGTGGAAAGACTCCAGGAAGTGCAAGTGAATTACATCCGGGTTACCGTTTACTACCGACTACCCACATACACCTTGGCAGCCCTGATGACACCCACCAGTCAAGTTAACGGGCGGCTGGTCACCTACAAATTAACACTCACCAACACGAACAACACACACCAGGGGCAGATAATCCCGGTTACCTTGACCCTGCCGGCGGGGTTAACGTATGTCAGCCATACGAGTAATGGAACCTATAATAGTGGGTCTAAGAAGTGGAACGCCCTACTCACAGGTAATAAGACTGCCACCCTAACACTAACTCTCAGAACAACCACCACCGGCACGAAACAAATACGGGCACAAGTAGATAGTTACACAACCACAATCACAACTAATCTGAATGTCACACCACCCACCCCCACAATAGCATCGGTGAACATCCCTAGAACAGTGATGGAGGATGATAACCTTGTGGTCACTGTGACAATGGCTTTGAACAGTCCGTTAAACTTGAATACTGTGGTTTCAGTGCCGGTGCCAGAAGGGTTCTCATTTGTGTCATCCAGTGGAAATGGGTCATATAGTAGTGGTACGGGCAAATGGACTGCCCAGTTCCCGAACATAACTGGAACTAGCCCGAATGCAACCACACAAACAGTTACGAGGACATTCACATTCAAAGCAAACACACCCGGACAATACGCTTACACGATAACGGTGGACAGCACAGGAGCCACAAGTAGTTATAATGTGATTGTGATTAGTAAATATGTTACCACACCTTTTTATGCTACCTTGAACATTAGCGAAGTGTTAGAAGATGAAGGTGGGTCACTGCAAGTTGACCAATTATGTGATGGTGAGCGATACACCATATCCTGTTATATTAATATAACTGACACTGCCAGCAGCCCCATATACCCGGGAGTCCTGAACTACCGACTTGGCGTGACCAACGGAGCTAGTGAGGTGCTAAGCAACCGCCCCACAGCCATAAACACATGGCAACGGATAGGAGCCACATTCACATACAAGGAAGAAGACGATATATTGGTCCGAGTGTACGGTCAATATGTTGAAGTCATGCCAGAGAACATCACCGTACAATTCGCTGGTTTCAGTATTGAACACGGCACAAACACCACATATAAAGCCCCCACTGGTTTGTTTAACAAACCCCCATTATTACTGGCGGATGAGGAATACACACAAATCACACTAGCACCGGATAAAGAGTCTAACCTAGCAATATTGGAGGGTGTGAACCTCTCTGGTAGGGAATCAGACCCACACTTGATCCAAAAAGGGTTTGGGGTGCTCGTGGATTACGTCGCCACTGAAGAACTGGAATGCCATGTAACCTTATCAATCAATGGTGAAGAACAGTATAAAACCCTTATTTTGAAGCCAGACACAAATACAATACTGTTTGGTGGTTTGGCGGATTATTGGGGATTTTACAAGCCCTACCTTAATGATATTAAAATAAGTGTGACTGTGAAGAACTGGACAACTGAAACCATAACCGCAGCCTTCCAAAACATACAATTCGTATTATACAGCCAACACGACGAAACCGGCGGCAACCCAGGATTCACCATAAATGGAGTCCACAGCCGGGAGTACAACCTCTTCTGTGACAGTGACTTTGACAAGCCCGAAGGACTCAGCAAAGAAATAGAATTATTAGATCTAAAACAACGGGATGGGGAGTTAATCACTGCAATCAGCAACAAAGCCAAAAAACTGAAAATCTCCTTCAGCGTACTGGGATGTAGCCTTACTGAGATGAACCAACGACTACAAGAAGCAATACGGTGGATGAGTAATGAAAAGGATGGTAATGGAATAACACAGCCCAACCACTTAGTATTTGACTGGGATCCAGATCGGGTGTATGAAGTGTTTATAGAAGACGCTGTGCCGGTTAAATATGAGGATGGTGTTATGGAGTGCGATGTAGAATTTATAGTGCCACGTGGAATGGCTATGAGTCCATTGCGGAGTATGGGGGCATCTGGTTATAATGCTGGGTTGACAACGACTTATCCGGTGGTGCAGGTTAAGAGTCTTGGAGAAAGTGGTATTAAGTTGGTGGATAGTGTTTCGGGGCATGAGTTATACCTCAACCACAGAATTCCCAGTGATGAATCTGTATACTTTGACAGTCAAAGACGGAAGATATACACACGAACCGAGGATGCGGACAAGAA